TCTGAATCTGGATTTGCGGGGTATGCAGAATTTTCTTCACAATTAGGATTATTTGGGTCTAATTGATTATGTTCAGGATATATACAAGCTGATGAGCTATAGAATATTCGTTTTATAGAATGCTTAATTGCTTCGTGTACTACATTTAAATTTATTAATGCCGAATTATGCATTACATTTGCATCATTTTCACCTGTAAAAATATATCCTGCTCCTCCCATATCTGCAGCTAATTGATATACTTCATCAAATGAATACTCTTTATCGGCTAATGAGCGTTGATTTGGAGAAAACATTACTCTACTTACTAAGTTTGGGTCTCGTAAATCTCCACAGATATATTTATCACAAATATCTTCATTGTTCCAATATTCATGTTTGGGTTTAATGTCTACTATACGAACCCAAAAGCCTTCATCTTTAAGTCGCTTTGCCAAATGGCCTCCAATAAAGCCTCCACCTCCTAATACTAATGCTGTTTTCATAATGTTTTGTAATAATTGTTTTGTTTTTCTTGTCTTTCAATCGTTTTAGAATGGTATAATGCCCAATTCTCTTCCATAGGAAGATAAGCAAATTGTTTATGCCCATCAAGTCTCTCGTGCACTTTATTTACCCACTTTATTTCAGGAATGTTTTTATAAATACGAGTTTGAAAATCAGGCCAATTTACCCACCCATTTTCATTTATATTCCACCCCCATTTTTGAATATGTTGGGGTGTTAAACCTTCTACTGTGTTTACTCTTGGAACAGCGTATAAATCAACTGCTGAGTTATGTTTTAGTATAGATGGAAGTTCTTCAATTAAATATTCATGGGGAATTTCATCTGCATCGATTTGAAAGATATAAGTACCGGTGCACAAACTACCTAAGTAGTTTTTGTGGTCAGCAAAATGATTATCAAAATCTCTACTATACCATCTATATTTATGACTTGCTACAGAATTAGCTCTTAGCCATTCTTCTACAGCTTCACTCCCTCCCTTTGAATCGTATAAAATTACAATTTCATCTTCGGTTCGTTTCTGATCTATAAGAAAATTAACTAAACGTTGTAATTCGTTTAATTCATCTTTTACTGTTATAGCATAACTTATTTTCATAATTTATTCAGGTAACACACCAATATACGAAAGAGCATCTAAATATCCACGTTCAGGATAATGTTTTAGCGTTTCCATATCCATCTTCCATTTATAATCTTTTCCTTTAGCTTTAAACTTAGCTTTTTCTTCTTCAGGCATTAGAATTGCTTTTATGGCTGCCCATTGCCAATTATTTTTACTAGTACCATCAGCAAACACCATACCTTGGGAAGGTATATTAACCATTGAAGGCATCCAAATAATTCCATTTTCATCCTCAACCATTAATTCTTTGTATAATTCAGGTAAAATTTCCATTTGTTCTTTTAGAAATTCTGAATCTCGAGTCATTATAGTATTAGCTTGAAATCCACATCCCATACAATAATGTAACTTAATTTGGTCGTTTATTTCTTGAATGTAACATGCATCACTACCACAACGATTACATAATATTAAATTATCCATTTGTTTCTATTTTTTTAAGTTTAGGTAGTTCAATTTTCTTTAATTTGGGTAATTGTAATTGAACTTTTTTAGGTAATTCAGGAATATATAACTCAAATAATTGATCTATTTTTTCTTTCATTTTATTCCAGTTAAAATCGGTTTTACATTTATAAGCTTGACGCTTGGCACCATCAATATATTTTTTATAATTTTCAAATATATCTTTTAAATAATGACCTATTTGAGCATGATCAGGTGAAAACCATTGACTTTCCTTAATTACCCAATCATTAGCTGCACTTGGATGAACTTCAGTTAATTTACCTCCTATTAAAACTGTTATTTGGGGGTCAAGAAAATCAATATGGCCACTCCAAGCAGTTGTTATAATTGGCTTTTTACATTGGGTAAATTCAAGCAATGGACGTCCAAATCCTTCACCTTTAGTTAAACTTATCATAGCTTTTACTTTAGGATGATTATATAGTTCATTCATTTCGCTATCTGTAAATTCACCATGTAATAAATAAACATTAGGTAAATTTTTAGAACCTACTGTATTTTTAATTTGTTCTATTTTACCTAAAATACTTTCTCGATCTATATAAGAACATCCTGCTCCACTAGCTTTTAATATTAAAGCAGGTTTATTAGATTTATTTTTAAATGTCTCATAAAAAGCTTTAATTAATAATCCAGTATTTTTTCTATCTTCTCCAATATCCCCTTGCAACCAATGGCCTACATACAGATAAGCAAATGATTCAGAGATACTATCTATAGATTTAAATAAATCATTTTTAGTATGTGTTTCTAATAACTTATAAATGTCTAAGTTTACACCTTCAAATAATACCTCTATTGGTTTTTCTACTTTAATTTCTCCTATTATTTGGCCATTATTTTGTTTTTGGTACATTGAGTTTAGAAATGATTGTTTAGAATGATTAGACGATACTAATGTTAAATTCATTCTATTTATTCCTTCAACCCACTCTCCTCTAACATGAGTAGTTTCTATACCTGCAGTTACCCCAATATTATATTTACCAACTGGTTGAAATTCATTTGGAATAGTAATTTGCATCCAAATATCAGGTTGTTCCATCAATTGGGGATGTCTATAAAAATATTTAGTTAAAAATTCCCATTCAGGGTTATCTTTAATAAATCCCCAAGGAGTATTACCCCAACGTTGTAGTATAATTTTAACATCATATTTATCAGTTTCTATAATTGCTTTAACTAAATCTCTAGAACGGGCGCCATATCCACTATAAGTATCAATTGGACAGCTTATATAAAACGTATTTTTACTCATATTAGTATATTAATTCGTGGTTTAAAACTGGTTTTTTGTATTGGTTAGCATTTATAAATTCATATTTTTCTCTTGGTTTCCAGGTAGTAAACAAAGTATCTAACTCTTCTATAATTCTATTGGCTTGATGTTCTTGAGTAAATCCTGCTTCATCACTTAAAGCCCACTCTCTACCTTTCATTCCTTTAGCTTTACGCTCTTCAGCACTTAAATTATATACATTTCTAATTTGTTCAGCTGCATCTTCCCAAGTACATCTATCATCAAAAATATAAGGAGTTAATGGAGAACCTTGGATTGAACGACTTGTTGGGTAAACTGGAAAGGCCCATTCACCGTGTTTTTTAATCGTACCTCTATGGTTAGAAGGAAAATCAGCATCAAAATCAATCCAAGTACCATCCTCAAATTCAAAACGCATTTGATCTTGCATACCACCTGTTACATTAGCTATAATAGGATTACCTACTAATAATGCTTCTGTCAATGATAATCCCCACCCTTCGTTTGATGTTAATAAAATTTGAGCATCTGTCATATTGTACAGATAATTCATTTCATTAGGCCCAAACATTCGATTTGTGATATAAAATTTATCTTTAATTTCAGAGCATAAAGTTTCAATTACTGCAATTAAATCTGTTCCATTTTCATCTATCGCAGAGGTATGCAAAAGCATAGCGCATTTGTCTGCTTGCTCTTTACTAAGACCAGACATAAATTGTTTGAATGCTAAAATTGCATCAGGAATTTGTTTACGCCTAATATTCCTAGAATTAAAAAATAATACAAACTCGTACTTTTTACCATTAAACACTTGATTTCTAAATTCAATAAATGCTTTGTCTTGTTCCTTGTTTTTAATAGGAAAAAATATTTTAGTATCTAACCCATGAGGAACATATTTTATAATTTTATTTTTAGCTTTATCGCCTAATACAAGCTTGTTAATATTTACAGTTTGTTTTGAGATACCAAATAAAATATCACATGATTCGTAAAATGTTTGGTTATACATGGGGGCAGGATAATCATCCCAAATATTTAAATATGCTATCGGAATACGTTTTCTAATTTCATTTTCCATTTGAAATAACCAAATCCAATATCTTGGATCGGTAATTAAAAATATAGCATCTGGTTTTTCGATTTCTAATAATTGAGTTACTAGTTGATGATCTCCATATCCGTTTATTGGGTAAAGTATAACATTTGAATCATCAATTCCGGTATTTTGATTTGTATCTTGACTTAAATCAAAACGTTTACCTTGATCGGGATGGTTAATAGCACCTCCAACATTTACCCAATTATATCTGTGACAAGTGCCTATTATTAATTCTTTACCTACTGTACCTATTCCTGATGGCATTCTAATGTCATCACACATTAATAGGATTTTTTTTCTTTGATTTTGGGGGATATAACCTTCTTTCATAAATTATTTTATTTCTAAAACGTTGTGGTTGTGAATAGTTTTTCGGAAAATTTCATCTGTAAGGTATAAATGAATTGCTCGATCAGCAAGTTTTTGTAATGAAAATTTATATCTTACACACGAAACTTTAAATTCTTCAAACATTTCACTTTGAATTTTTACACTTGTTAGTGTCATATCTTTTTTACCCATAACATTAATTTTTTAATTATATACTTATTGTATATAAATATATCACATTTTTAGAAAAATACATTTTTATCACAAAGTTCTTTTATTTTTATTTCTATTTCCTATTTGATCATTATACCCAAAGGATTTAGCTATTTCTGTTGTTTTAAATAGAGGTTGCAAATTAGTATAATGAAAACATTTTTGTTGTTCTTCTAATTTAGTTAAATTAAAAACAGCACATGGTTTTTTATGATCTATTTCCCATATTAACCCATGATTTTCCCAAGTCATTTCTGGGGAAAATTGTTGTTCTAAATATAATTTAAGTTCTTCTATAGAACATCCTACTAATTTAAGTATAGATGTAAATTTAGTTGATTTAATGGAATGGTAAAATCTACTTTTTAAATTATTTTTAATTTTAAAATTAATATCTTTTTTATATTTTTCTTTCATATACAAAATATGATATAAAGGATTTTTTTCTTTCCACATTTTGGTATATTCTTTTCTTTTTATTTGATTACTAGAAATAGAATCATATTGTTTTGTATAATTTTGTTTTTGTATTTGGTTATCAGGTATTGAATAATATTGTTTTAAATATTCTAAAATTTGTTCTTTATTATTCTGATAGTATTGTTTATTATATTCTTTATTCTTAGTTTGATTTTTAAAATAATATTTCTTGATTTTATCTTTACTTAGTGTATTATGTTTTTTTTACATAATTTACATAAATCATTTAAATTATCTTTATACCTTTTGTTTTTACTAAATTCTTCCTTATTTTTAAATATTTGACATTTGTAACATTTTTTCATAATATTTTTATAATAAATATTATAAATTTCCACCCTATTGAACTAGTTTTAACTTTTTTACATATTAACAGAACATAAATGAGTTTTATTAAACACACAATAGGTGCAATTTTTATTAGGAGTAGGAGAATGGTTGGTGTTTATATGAGTACCTGAAGATGTATAAGTTTTTTTTACAAATTCATTAAGAGTTTTCATACATTGGTTTACTGAGTTTTTTCCGGATGTGGGAGAAAAAGTTTGTATTCTAGATTGTGGAAATTCGGACTGTTCGCATATTTTACGTTTAACTATAAAAAATGTAACTCTAATATTTTCTATTGGGAAATTAAATTGTTCTGAAAAAAACTTTTTATATAAGATTAATTGTGAGTGTTTAACTTTATCTTGTTTTTGGTCTTTCCCCCATGATTTCGTACTAGTTTTAATATCAATTATTTCAATAGTATTTGAAAGCTCATTATACAATACAACGTCTATATACCCCTTGTATAATATGTTTTTATAAGCGGAATTAAACGCAATTAAAATAGGAACTTCTATACCTGCTAACCACCAATTATGTTTATTAAAGTATCTTTTTTTCTTCTTTTTAAACCATTCTAAAATAGCTTTCCCATCTTCAAAAAACTCTCTTAATTCTAACGAACTAGAAAAATGCTGTTTTTTATTTTGTTCGTAATCTTTTTTATAGTTTTCTCTTAATTTATTTTCAAAATATTCTTCTAAATTAATTTTATCAGCTTCAACTATACTTTCATTATACATCACATCTAAATAATGTTGTATAGCTTCATGCATTGAAGTTCCAAATGTCATATGAATAGATACTTCAGATTGATAGTGCCCATCCCTATACATTAATGCCCATTTATGAGGACATTGTTGGAATGTAGAAAATTGGCTAAATGAAATTTGTTTTTGGTAAGCATAATTAAAGCTAGCAGGAACAAATTTTTTAACCTCTTTTACTATTTGTGGTATTTTATTTGCCACTTAAAGTTTGTTTTAATTTTTCTAAATATAAAATACCATCATGAAGCTCTTCTTGAACATGTGTAATCCAGTCTGCTACTGATAGGTCAGTTCTATCTAAATCGGTTCCGTATTTACTTTTACCAAATTTAGCTCTAGAAACAAATTTGTCTATAATTGTATCTACAATAGAATCTGTTACTTCTATTTCTCTAGTTTTATTTTGACTCATACCCTAATTTACTTAAAATTACTTGTATACCTTTGTTTCCTAAAATATAAGTATATTCTTCTGCTTCTCTAAAGGAACATTCATAATATTTGCTAATTTGTTCTACTATATCTTTTGATGGACTTTTTTTAGTTGATTTAATATATTTTTGAAAGAATTGCTTTTTAGGAATTAATTCACAATATATTTTATAATATTTTTCCTTTTCAGTATATGGAATATTTTGAACATAATTTACTAGTTCAATATAATCTTTTGACATACTCAAAAAACGAGATATCATATAGGGGTTAAATAATTCCCATTCCTCATTACTGAATTTAGAGGAAGGAGATTTAGTATATGTAATCTCCTTTAACCAATCAAATATAGTAAATGACTTATTTTGTTGCGTCTTCTTTGTCATATAGCTCTTGGAATTCTTCTCTAAGTTCCTTAGGTAATAACTCAATTAGTACTTTATTGGTTTTAACATCAAAAAATACAGGTACGGGAATAACCCCATCCTCAGCAGTACCAGCAATAAATTTAGATACTTTTCGCAGAATAACACCTTCTTGAAACACCATATTACCTTCAGGTGATTTAATAGGAGTTGTAGTTTTAATGTCAATGTTAAGTTGTGGTTGTGGTTGTTTGCTCATTTTATTTTAATTTATTTGTTCATATTCACCAGTTATTATATTAATATAAATTAAAGTTTTATAAAAAACAGTATAAATACAATTCATAATTTAATTATTTTCTAACCAATTATCTAATTGATTTTCTTCTATTATATTTAAATCTCTAACTCTATTTTTTTGAAAAATCCTATATTCAAAGTAGGGGTTATCAAAAGGTATAAGTATCTGCACGCCCCTTTTTATAAGACCAATACCTTCATCAGTATTAAGAGTACATATATTTAAATCTGAACGACTAGCTTTTAATTTATATACAGTTTTCCAAACAGTTCCATTCCATGCTTGACCCCAATAATCCTCTATTAAACGAGTAAAATCATTAACATACATAAATGGATCACAATCATGTAGAACAATTATTCCATTTTCTGAAAGATGGTTAAGTGAATTTAGAATGTCTTTTTCAACTTGATAAGAAAGATGAAGACCATCAATAAAAATAATATCCCATTTATAGTTTGGGGATAAGTCTAACATATTATTTTCTAATCTAGTAAAAAAATCATCTAAAATAAAAGGATATTTTACAGGATTATTTAGATTTTCATATCTAGGATCAACTCCATCTTTATTAGAACAAATAATGTGATCAAAACAATCTTGGGATCGTCTAACTCCAATTTCTAGATATTTAGTAAAATTATGTTTTTTTATTATATAATTTATTACTTCTGCTCTCCACATATTTTTAATTTATTAATTCAAATTCAATTGTTTGTACTTCTCGACAAAAATATAATATACCATCTTTTCTAAACGTATGGGTGCATAGCCAAAAATCCTTTAATTCATTAACCATTTCACTAGGTAATGTTTTTGGTTCTTTTATTGTTCGGTATAATTGATAGTAATTATTATTTGCTTCTATTAGTTGTCCTAGATTCATTAAATATTCGTTTAACTTGTTCTGAGATTGGTATAGGTTCTCCTTCATCGTCTATTCTAATAAATGTCATAGATGTAGTTAATATAATAACTTCTTCTTCTTTAAACACATTGTATGATTTAACTTCAACATCAAATGTAGCCGATGTGTTTCCTATGTTATTTAATTCGCTATATATTTTAAGTAGTGAGCCTTCTTTAGCTGATTTTTTAAAGGTGCATTTATCAATAGCTATTGTAACCATATTTTTAGAATGGCATACTTCCATAGCGTAAGCAACTACAGCAGCATCAACCCAAGATAATAATTTACCTCCAAATAGATTTCCGTGAAAACCTAAATCCATTTTTTTAATTGGGTGTGTAGCTAATAGTTTCATTTAAATTGTATAGTCTCCGTATATCGAATATTTTTTCGGTTCAGGGTCAGGTTCTGTTGAATTTTTAATAGCATATAATTTACCATTCATAGGCTCAAGTCTATATGCTATTGGTTTTAAAGTTGCTATTTCAAAGTAAGCATTTAATACCTCAGTTAACGAATTATAAACTTTTTCGCTGTTAAGAAGTTTCCAACGGTCCCCTAAAGGAACTCTTTCTGCAAACAAAATATTTTTTTCTATTTGTTGTGTTTCCATCTTTTTCCTTTATCTAAAGCTGTTTTATGATATTCTAAATCTAATAAATTTCCTTTATATTTCTAAATATAACCATTAATACATTCCTCCTAGATCTCCAAATTCATTATTAGGAGTTTTCTTTTCTTCTGGTTCTTCTACAATAGCTACTTCAGTTAATAAAATTGTACCGGCAATTGAAGCTGCATTTTCTAAAGCACATCTAGTTACTTTAGCTGGGTCAATAATGCCTGCTTCTTTCATATTAATGATTTGCTCAGTTTTAACATTCATACCTAACCAAACATCATTTTCATTTGAACCTAAATCTGAAATTTTATTTTTAAAGTAATAAATATCAGTATTAGTATATCCTGCATTTTTAAGAATAATTTCAAATGGTTTACCACATGCTTCAAATACAATACAAGAACCAATTTCTTGATTTTCTAATACTTCACGAGCATGTAATAAGGCTGCTCCCCCACCAGGTACAATTC